GACGATCTCCTATAACCGTGAGTTCCCCTCCGTTTCCGTTTTCTACAGGGGCGTCGCACACTTTGATCGGGGTTTCGTCTTCATTTTCGTCAGCCCCCGGTTCTCTGATTTCTTCTTCGACTTCAACAAAAGTGGGATCATAGACCCAACCTTTTGATTTTAATTTTGCCTCCATCGTTTGATAGCCTTTGGGGGACGTTTCTCCTAAGACGTAGGCAAGTTGTCCGTCTGTTAAACTTTTGTACTTTTCCAATCCCGTGAGAAGATTTTCTGCAAACGTAGGGTTAGATGAAATCCTGACTGTTTCTTTTAATACGGATTTAACATATCCCCAGTCAATTATGGAAACGTTTGGGGCATCGTTCATGAAAAGTAAAATTCCTGCCATAATACGTTGGGCGACGGATTCCTTACTGGTGACTCTGTAAACTCTTTTCCCTTTGCCTAACGGTCTATCATCCCGACTGTTCCAGAGGACAAGTCGGATGGCATCTTCGCCAACTCCTCTTGTTTTATTTGTTCGTTTATCAACGCTAGAGTATACCATAATTTTAATTATTGGATGAGAAGTTTTCAATAAATATTGATACTCTTGGGATCTGGAGTTTTCGTATGGTTCTGCCCCTAAATCATATTTTTTGAATATTCCTTCTTCGAAATCTTCTTTGGATAACTCAATGTATTCAGTGGCCATTCTGGCCCTCCTTTAATTTCCCTAATATCTTTTGGTATTAGTATTATCAAATACTATACAAGCATCTGCTATGGAATCTAAAACAGTTATTTTTACTACCAATGTTCTGTTTATTTGTATTCTAGCCCATTTAATGGCTTCTTTTTTGGAAATTAAGAATTTTAATTTATTTATGCAAACATAATATTTCTTTTTTCTTTCCCCCACTTGAGAATATACTAAATATTCTATCATTTTTTCCTCCTTGTACTTTTAATAATTTCCACCTTTCGGTTGAATCGGGTTCCTACTGGCCAAATATCGCATTTTAATAAGCAATTTAAAAAATAATCTTCAACTTCTTCTTTTTCTTCAGGTTTTGTCAAAAACCCTTTTTCATTTACGGGATAGAAAAATAGACGATCATCTCCAATAAAATGTCTGGATATAAATTTCCCTGTTTTTGAAGGAATATAGGTTATCTTGAGAGTCCCATATTTTTTGGGGTAACGTTCTATTTCATTTATATCTTGATAATCATATGGAACTTGACTTATAGTACCTTCTACTTCAGATTGCCATGAAGGATCTTTTCTTTTTTTGTGCACTATAAACGAAGGTCTTTTCATATTCCCTCCTTTAACACTCCGTTGGAAACCAACTTTTTACTTTTTGAATCACATATGTTTCTTTTCTATTTGTAAATGTTTTTTCATACCATTCTTGTTTCTCCTTTGCTTCTTTTTCAGTTGAGAAAGCAGACATGACTATAAATTCTTTTCCTCTTCCTTTTATTTTCCACCATCCCACCAACCATATATCTCTTCTTTCTAATTTCATATTCTTCTTACTTAACGTCTGATCTTCTCAAAATTTCTTTAACCACTAATCCTAAAGCCAAAGTATTTCCTGCTAAATTTTCTATTGCACTTTCTAATCCTTCTAAGGATCTATCATATCCTCCCATTCCTTGAATAGCATCTACATCAGAAATAATTTCATCCGTCATGGCAATTAGTCCATTTTTACTTAAAGATTTAAGTATATTATTATTCATATTTATCTTAACCAAAGACATACGAATGAGGGATTATCATAAAACTTAGAACTGGTAGATGCTAATATTTTTCCAGTTTTATTATTACATCCAATAGACCAAATCCAATTTTCTGTATCAGCATCGCAATAATCTGCTCCTTCAGTAAATTGAGTAAGGATATAATCCCCCTCTTTTGTCTTCTTACAATGGGATAAATCAATACATTCTCCAGAGGTTAATTTTTCCGCCATTCTGAGATTACTTAGTCTACTCCACCTTGGGGCTATAGTTCTGTTCATAGGATTTTTTTTCATTTTACCCTCCTATAGTGGGGAACTCCATTTTTTATGATCAATTCTACTTTTTCCTTATTTACCAACTTTCCCATTACTGCTCCCCAAATAGATTTACTGAAAGTTCGAGGAGTTTTAACTCCTTTTCTAATACTTTCCATGGTAATACCCGGTCCTGAGTCGGGGAGGTTTTCCAAAATAGCATTTCCTAATGGGAATTTTTCCGATCTTTTTGCATACTTCTTTTTAGGTTTTTCTTCTTGAGATGGTTCGAATAATATTGCTACCCGGAGTAAAACGTCACTCAATTTTTCATAATGGTATTTATTTAATCCTACCATTAGTAAATAAATTGGAACTTTTATAATAGGATCAGATTTCTTTTCAATTGATATTTTCATGGTAAAAGTTCCTTTTCTAATTTCGCAATTGCTTGGTGAGCCTCTGTTTCTCTCTCCGCATAATTGGCTTTTCCCACATAAGATATGCTACCATGAGCAGTATGAACCAATTTGTTTATATCATCTTTATATTTTTGTAGAGAAATAAATTTTTCCTTTCTTTCTTCTTGGATTTCCCCTTTATCTTTTATTGCTCCTATTAATTCATTTGGCTGGATATAATACATTTTGCTATTATGTATTAATCGGACATTTCTCCATTCTGTAGTTGCTAAAATGAGAGCTTCTTGGAAACAATCTCCTACAGATACTCCAGGTTTAGCAGATAATTGAATATAAACTAATTCTGTATTTTTCATTTAACTCCCCCTATCATTTCTCTACTTTGAGCAAACTTAATAAGATTTTCAACTTCGTCTTTAGTCCAACGTTTCTTTGCACGATCTCCTAAATCAGTAGGATTTCCATGAAGCCATTTCTCCGCGAAGTATGAAGCGCAAGTGGATCCAAATCCTTTCTTGATAGAATCTTCATTTTTTAACGTTCTTCCGCAATTTCTACATTTCGGAGTTCTGTACAAAAGAAAGTCTTTAATATATTGTTTATCTGGTAAAGAACTTTGAACTTTCAATTTGGTAGACCCGCAATACATACAACGAATGTCTAATGGATTAGAACCAGATTTAAAATCTTTTCCGCACTTTTGACAAGAATATCTTTTCATAATATTTTTACCTCCTTGGAATTAAGTAGTTTACCCCATAAGTTCTTCCAACAATCTGAACAAACTTTCACTTTATTTAGTATTCCATCTTCTACCTCCATTTGAGCGTCTATTAATTTGACTTTATCAATTCCACATATGACGCATTTATTTTTTGTTGGATTTGCCATGCTAACCTCCTATTTCATCTCCTCCTGAATAGAATGTCTAGGAGAGAAGAAATCTTTCAATTTTCCAGTATTACGATCAAGATGTACTCTAATGCCAAATACATCGTGGGCAAAATCAAAATCCTCCGCATCTAAAAGATTAGATAGATGCATAGGGTTTCCATTACAATGGCAAGCAGCTATATCCATTTGAGCGTCCTTTTCGTCATACTGCCATCCTGCATTATCTGCCATTTTGACTGCTCGATGAGCTATCTTTTCAATGGTGGTTAAATCCTTTTTAGTAACTTTAAATGTAACGCTCATATTCCCCTCCTTTTAATTTGAGATAATGGAACGGGTTTGAAATACCTATCCCTTTCAATACCTAATCCAAACCTCCCTCTAAATTTGGTTAACTCTTTGAGGGAAAACATTCCTAATTCATCTTCAAACCCTTGAACTAACCCAAAAAAGTAAAAATCCTCCCCCTCTGCAGAACCCTCCGTTGCATACCAAGTCCAACTTCCTGTAGGATCGAAGAACTTTACCCAAACGGTGGGATCAGGATTATTTTCCTGACTGTATAATGGGGGCAACTTACTCAAAATTTCTTTTGTTAATAGTTTCATGGCCATTTTATTCCTCCTTTACGAATGATTATCTAACAATTCATAGCCATCATCTAAATACATACCTCGGTGCTCTCCGCATAGGTAGGCACGACGATGAATTTTCTTTGTTATCGGATCTCTTACAATCATGAGATGAACGTCATCGTCATAGTTTTCATGCTCTCCATTTCGGCAATCGGCACATCGTTTTTCTTTCATTTTCGTTACTCCACGTCGAACCATTTAAAGCAAGTTTGAAGTACGTGATCGTAATCCCCCGACGTAGCATCATCTTGAAATTCTTTAATTTGTTCTGGAGTTGCTCCTTCTCTTCGGAGTACTCTAATACATCTTCCGATGATACTGAAAGCGTTTCCATCTTCTCCGGTCAATTTGATCGTCGGTTTTGGCTCAAGCATTTTTCTCTCCTTTCTTCTTTTTAAATTCTTCTTTCAATTCATTTATTCTTTCTCTACTGGTTGCAAGTATGGGTTGTAAATCATTTACTAATTTCCATGCTTCTAACGTTTTTATATGGTATCTGTGATCTCCTATTATCAAAGTAATCCAATACTTTCTTTTTCTATCCTTTTTGTAGGCTTTGGCAGCTATCATGTCCTCTCCTTCACCACTAACCATATATCATGGGGTCCTTGGCCTATCCAAATTAAACATCCTTGTTCTCTTTTGCCTTTACGAATTGCTTCTTTTTTATGCTCAAAAGCCCCCAAAAATATTAAATTTTCCTGCCTCAATTCTTCTCTAACGAAAGGACAAGCGATCATGGATCCATCAATATAATGGTTCCCCGTTATATCCATTGGAATACTTTGGTTGCATCCTATGCAGGAATTTACCGGAATTCTCATTTTCCCTCCTCCTCCATCAGAAATATTCTCTTCTTCAACTCTTGATCACCATGATCCCCCACTACGTCTGGCGGTACGGAGAATGCTAGGAAGTCCCCAGGGGTATCTCCATCCCCCTGTCCCGGATAGCAAGGGGAACAGAGAGCACAACGAATTCCCCATTTTGATTGAACAACTTGAACAACATTACTATCCCACCGGACGATAGCGGAGTATTCTGATTCTTTATCAGGATTGAAAAATCCTTTATCATCTTTTTTGAATCCTATAAGATGAGTATCTGCGTCTATATCTCCACAATCGCATTCCCCTTTTGCTTGGTAATCTTTACAATTTGCTAAATGTTCTTCTAATGCCATATCAATTCCTGCCCATGCATCATCATCAATGAATTCTAAATTATTTAGTTGAAACACCCCTGTCGTTGCTACATTTGGGTCTACGTGAATTCCGTAATGATTCATTTTTACCTCCTTTACTTGTTATCAAATTTTGCCCATCCTATCGAGTTTCCATTATCATCCCAAAGAATGATAGTCTTTGGAAGTTTTATTCCTTCCTCTTCTATCTCATTGGCTTTGTTTTGAATCTGTAATAATACTTGGTTTAATGCCTTCGAATAGTTATCAACGAATGATGAATTTCCCGTCTGAATCTTAATTGTTATCATTTTTCTCCTCCCTTAAAGGTCCGTACCCCAATGGATTAAAATCTTTTGCCTTCCCTTTATCACATCTTGGACAAGGAAGTTCTAAATCATTAGGGAGGAATCCCACTATATATTTACAATGGGGACACTCCCAACGAAAGCAGAAAACGTTACTTGATGGTTTATTTGACATTATTTTCTTCTCTTTGGTTGAATAGCATCTGCCACTAAATCAGATGGAGCATAAATCCATTTTCTTCCCCCAGTGTCGATTCTGTTAAAGGGAATACCTTTACATTCCCTTATAGTTTCGGCACATCTGTTTTCTACCGCGTGAATGAGAGCAGTAATTCCGTTCCGAAGTTTTTTTTCCATCGCAGGAGTAATGCGAATATCTTTGCGAATAAAATCTACTAATTCTTTTTCTTCCTTTAATTTTATCATTTATAGAACCTCCGTTAGAATACGCCAGGATTTGAGAGTGCGTTCTTCATTGAATATAGCCTCAATTGGAATACCAATTAGTTTCTGCGTTTTATTCACTTTGGCTTCGAAAAGGGTCCTGTCGATAAATCGCATTACCTTATCAAATGATTTACTTCTGTCGTCCTCTGTCCACTTTGTATGCTCAGTCCACTTTATCAGGGAAGGACTCCAGGTACATTCACTAGTACAAACCCCCCATCCTTGCCCACTTAGAGTTATATGAACCCCAAGCATTGCATCTTGGTACCCCCCAATACCTACGTCAAACTGACCAATTTTTCCCAATTCCTTGTACTCTGTCATTTACGCTACCTCCTCTTTTGCTTTTTCTTCTGGTTTAATAATATGATCAAACGCTTTCTGCGCTTTACTTGCGGCAGAAATGACCAAGTTGGGTTCTTCCTTCAACCTTTTCATCCAACTTTGGATATAAGCAATTGAATTTTCAAACGGAGATTTAATTCCTACCTTGCTATATAGAAATACAGATCCTATTTCTGCTATTAATTCCTCCTTGCTATAGTCAGGAGAACCAAACGGAGGAAAAGTATCTCGATCAAATCCATCTCTATCGGCTCTATTTGGGTGTCCCGTAGAATGTACCATTTCATGAAAAAGAACTTCATAATAATATTCAGAAGATTCAAACGTTTTCATATCAGGCATATAGATTACATCTGTACGAGGGGCATATGCAGCCCGATCCGATTGAAATATTTTGGGTTTATCAGAGTATCCTTCCACCACTTTTTCACATTCTTCAATAGGGTTAATAATCCTGGATAATGTTGGAGGAATCTTACTTTCAATTCCCTCGCAATCTTCTACATTAAATACCTTGTAATATCTAAGCATAGGGACCGTTTTCAATCCATCCTTACTATTTTCATCTAAGTATTCCAAACTTTTGAAATAGACTACCATTGCTCCTTGCGTTCCCTTTTTTACATTTCCTCCTAAATTTGACACTTGTGTATACGTTGCCCAATATGGACTACTTTTTCCTTCTAATGTTAGAAGAATCACGTTGATACCTCTATAATCCTTTTTACTAATCAAATTCTTGGGAGAGGAAATGGCCCAAGGCTTATGCCAGGGGACAACTCCCTTTTCAAGTTGATCTATAATTTTTTGGGCGATAATTTCATTCACATGCATTATCGTACCTCCTTTAATGGAAGGATAGAATCACACCAAGCGGTATCTTTAGGAAATGTATGTTCATAATATTTGATGTTACCCTTTTTTACATCTTTCCAATATTGTTCATATCTTTTCGCAGTATCAAAGTAAGAATTCCCTGGAGGATGTGTTTTAAATAATGGTTCTGTAACTCCCATAGCAGAACATTTTAATATTTTCAAATCTATTGAGGGTCTTTCTAACTGAAATTTAATTGCCTTTTCTAAATTAAAAAAAGCAATCAATTTTGACCTTCTATCTTTAGAAATTCTCCCAATTCGATAAATCTTTTTCCAACCTCTTGGAGCATAGCAAGAAGTTAATCTACCTCCTTCAACCCGAACAACTTTGTATACTATTCTGGATTCTCCTTCAGCCATTTTCTTCTCCTTTCATCTCTTTGTAGGTTAACCCAATCTCTTGGCAAGCCTTCTTTTCCTTTTCATAATGCCCTTCTCCTCCAAGAAGTTTGTCGAATAAGTTATCCCACATCCTACCAGTCGCCTCCAACACTTCAATATCAGTTTCTTCGATTTCCATTTATGTCCCCTTCCTTTTCAAAACATACCCCATCCATCCTGCTTGCCAAAATAAATACTTCCCCGTTCCTAAAAGGAAATTGACGGCTTCCAAATTATGGAAATATCCTATTAATCCATCCATATCAATAAATTTATTAGAAGTTGCTAATGCTTCTTCTTCAGTATTTATTTTTTTCATCTAAATTCCTCCACTTTTTTGGATGATGTATTAAAATACTCTAATCTTTCATTATCACATCCTAATGCCCATAAATCATAATTTACATTTTTAATTCTATTCCCTAGTACTTTGGAGTGACCAAATATTTGAGGAATGTCATAAAATTTTTCATCTCTGTAATCCGCCCAAAATATTCCTCCAAAAGGATCTCTTCCACCACGGCAACGCGGAATATTGAATATAACGCTTCCTTTCTTCCTACTTTTTAAAAACTCATTCCATTCCGCTATCAATATTTCAGATACGGAATTTTCTTTCATTGCTCCTTTTATAAAACGTTGAGAAAGCCCCTCAGAAATTCCACCATGGGTAATTACAAATCCATCTACTTCTGTTACAGGAACAAATCGGTCAATAAACTCCTCATAAATTTCATTTAATCCTTTAGTCATATGATAATTATATCCAGAACACATAAACGGAGAATTGGTGAGATAGTGAATATCATGATTTCCCAAAAGTAATATGGCATCTGATTCTATTACTTTTTTCAAGGTATACAATATTTCTTCGTCTGAAGCATTAAAAGAATCCACATAATCCCCGGTGAAAATATGAGTTTCCTCAGGTTTATATTTCAAAAACTTTTCTACTTTTGATAGCCTTCCGTGAACATCGCCAATTACTAATGCCATTATTTCCTCCTTGTTTCTCGGAATAATTCAATTAGAAATGCATATGCTTCCCTATAGATTCCAGGATGTTTATCTTCACTGGGACCGGCTACGTTCAAAATATAAATCCCTTGGGCAAGAATCCAATCTTTAGCGGAGGTAAAGGGAAGGGGCATTCCATTAGGAAACGCTTCATTGTAAGGGACCATTATATAAGGTTTTTCCCAAGTTTTAAGAATTGTTAAGGTCAACTCCGTTCCTCTTGAATACTTTCCATCGGTATAAATTAATGTTCCGTCAGAATCCTCAACGTTTAATCTTGTTCGTGGAGGATAAGTAGCAGAAATAGTTTCCATCAATTTATACTTAGCAGGAATAACTCCATCTTTCGCTGTCCTCCCCTTTGGGCACCAACCTCCGTGGGGTATACCTAGTTCTATGGCGGCATCGAGTGCTGCCCTATCGACGCCCACTTGTCCACCACTGATCACTTTTTCAAGCATTATTTTTCTCCTTCATAAACTGGTAAATAGTTACTCCACTTTTTTCTTTCCACCCTAATCGTCGGGCGTGGGATCTTACACACCCCTGGGTACAGTATCCAGCAATCTCCGTACTGGAATCCCTAAAGTTATATTGAAATCCACAACCTTTACAAGTATTCGTTGGATGTTCAAGCATGGCTACCTCCCCTCTTCATCGGTTTCTGATTTCCAATCTTATGTAAACCACATCTAAATACGGGATCCAGTGTAGTGGTATACCATTCCCCTCGGTACTTGAATGCCCACTGATCAGCCCCCGGAGACACTGGCCTACCTGTACGAGTTACAACCTCCTTCAGTTCCCCATTCTCACCGTAAATGGCGATGGGCATATTTTCTAATCTTGTTGGTTCATTCCATTCCCCCTTGGTAACCAAACGGGATTTTGGTAGGGAAACTTTGAATTTCTTTTCCGGTTGGCCGTAAATCTTAGGAACAGCGATTTCTGGCATGAAGGCCCCCTTTATTAAGATTTGAATTCATATACTTCTACAATTTCAGAACTATTGTATTCTACTTCACTAAAAGGAAAACCATTGTTTTCAAATTTTTCTCTCGCTTCTATTTCAGAATTTGCTTCTACCTCAACGCTTTTCCTTTCATCCCAAACAATGGTAAATTTCATTATTTTTCTCCTTTGATAATATTTTTCATATCCTTAGCATAATCAGGCATTTCCTTTTCCAATTCTGCAGTAGCGTCCCTATACCTACATTTATGGCCATCTGACCATGGTAGTCCCGTTGGATACTCTATGGACATAACTTCCATTCCACAATTGGGGTCGGTACATTTCCACCATTTATATTCTTTTGTCATATATTCCCTTCTTTGCGTCAGATATGGTATCTTTGATAGATTCTATTAATTCTTTATCTTGGTTTGGGTACACGTCCGTCTCTATACGATGCAAAGCATCTTCAAGTAATTTCAACATCGTTGGAGCCTCTTTAATCAAATTGGAATACTTATCAAAAAGTGGATTTCTCTTGTTTCCCTCTTCATAGGGTTGAAAACTAACTTTAGCAATTCTTTCTCCCTTGTTATCATTAATTCCATGTCCGTCAAATCTCCAAGGGGCATTATATTCATTACTCATTTTTTCTCTCCCTTTTCAGGGGCGTCGCACCCCTTGGCCGATTCCTCATCAGCAGAATACTTTCTGAATTGACTCATTTTGAACGTAGTTATTTCAACTTTATACCAAATAAATATAGAGAATGCTTCATCGCATCCACCAATTTCATTATCACAACGAACTATTTTTGTTTCCCCGTGGTCTCCCCCTACCCTTTGTTCTACCCCACAATATGGGCATTCTATTTTTTTGTATAAAATAGTCATGATTTTTCCTCCACATTACAGGCTGAACAAGGGCAATCGGATGTTAGAATGATTGTTCCATCCTTTACAAAACCTTCCCAACATTCCGGGCAAAGAGTTTGGTCAGCCCTAGTTTCACTTTGATATTTTTCAACGTAATGCATATAATTATAATCTTGAGTTTTCTTCCCACACTCATCACATTCAAATTCTGGAATTCCTGGATCATTCAAATTAGTAGGCATTTATTTATCCTCCTTGTTTTTAATTGGGCAACATAATGCTATTGCTTCTCCGCTTACAAACATTTCATTTTGTTGGGGGTCAGTTTTTACTTCCATTTCCATTCTACATATAACGCAAACAGAAATTTGCCAAGTAATTCTACCTTGGAATCTATCCATTATATGCCCCCGAAACTTTGCGGCTTCTCTTGCATAAGTTCGGAGGGTAGATATTTTCATTTATTCTCCTTTTGAATATGATGGTCAGGAGCAACCCTATCTCCCAAAAAGTTGTTATCCATTCTGTTGATAATATCTTCATTACTTTCTTGAACGAAAGGAACATTATCAGTAACCCATACTCCTTGCATAGTTTGTTCCTCTTTGGATTCCTCATATTCCCCACATCCTAACAACATAGGTATGACGATTAACAATGTTAATTTTTTCATATTCCCTCCCCCTTGAAATTCTTTTGTTCATGATAATGATCTATCACTGATTTGGCTTCCCCTAAAGCATTCTTTTCAGGATCTCCGTAGAATCCCCAGCAAGAATCTACGTGTTCCCCATCTTTTTCAATTACATACCCATAAATATTTCCTGTTAGATAGTTATCATATTCTTCTACTTCTGCTTTCAATTGTTTAAGTACTTCATTAATTAATTTTTTGGTAATACGTTTAGCATTAAAATTCTTTTTAATATCTTCATATCTAACAAAGATATATCCTACTTGGCCAGAATCCCATGGGCAACTAAATCCGGTAGTATTCATAGTAATTCCAGAATGATCGTACAAGTAGAGTGGTAGGGAAAGTACGTCTTTTCTCTTGATCAAATCTTCTATTTCTTGAATACAATATCCGTGTCGATCTCCCAACTGATACTTACGATGCCAACAATACATGGCACCAAGATTGTCCCATTCCCGAGGGGAAGTAGGATTAACATCTTGGTAAATTTGAATATCAAAACCTTTGTATTTCTCTTGATAAATAGAGTTATTTTTCATTTCTTTTTTGCCCCCCAGTAGATTTTGATGTTGGTGATACCCAGGGGGTTGGAACCGTTTTACACCCACAGACCACGCATCGCTTCGGGTAAAATGGAACTGCTGCAAGGGATACTCCCATTGTTACACACGCCCCTAAGAACGTCCCCATTCCAACTATTCTCTTATGTCCGGTAACTTTTTCACAATTCTTGCAATATTCTTGTATCATCTTTTCGCCGCCTTTCCTGTTACCTTCATGGTGTATTTCTCCCCCACCCAGGTAACTTTGGTATCCAATCCCGATGAGAATCCTACGTGGTATCCTACGGAGAATGCTAACATAGCAAATAATAGGGCTACTGCTAATGTTCCTAAATAATCCATTAACTTGTTCAATATTTTCCAGAAAGTTTCCATTAGGTTCTCCTTTTGATAGGATTTCTTTCCCAAATTATCATTGATAATGCGAATTCTTCCATATCTATACCTTTGTGCTTATTCATTTCATAATTGAATTTGAATATTTTTTGCACTGTTTGAACCCTTCGCCCTTTCGCCCATTCTAATAATTCAGGAGAATCCATAATTGTTTTTCCTGATTTGGAGGTAACAAAGTGAAAGGGATAAAAATACCACTTACTTCCCAAATTTCCCGAGTGGTGCCATGCTTCCTTCGTAATTTTAAAGATGGGGCTTTCTGTTACATAGTCCCCATCAAAACTCATACAGATCAACTTTCTCATGATACCTCCTTCTCCCCTTTACTTAGCAGGGTGTTTTGTTCCCTCAAAATCCATATGAATTACATTTAAATCGTGCCTATTACACCATACTTGAATTCCCTTTGCTGTCCATCCTGCTTGAGTTCGAGACCATTCCATTGGGGATACCCCATCGGGAATTTCCTCCAAGCACTTCTTACAATGAAGATATGCACCAATTTCATTCGGAATAACTTTTTTCATGTTCTCCCCTCCTTTCATTTATGCCAGGCTATTTCACTATCTTCTTGAGTCATTCTCTTGCTTCCCTTCGGGAGTTTGTCTAAACCAAATGGGCAGGAAAGTTCTGGAACGTGTTCTTCTCCGTTGTATCGAAAGACGACCCAACACCCCCACATACCTATGGGTTTACGAACGAACGTATGGAGAATGGGGTGGGTTTTCCCACATTTGGAACATTTGAAGGGTTCCTCCCAATTTGCTCCAAATTTACAAGTTCCGTCAGTAGGAAACTCAATTTCCTTTCTACCTGGGATTGTTTTATATACCTCAATATGTACCCCGCTCTTATCTACCTTTCCTCTGAACTGAAGTAGGGAACTCATATCAATACCACCGTTTCTTCCCCATTTTCCGGGTCTTTTCCTTCCTCTGGAACGGTGAATTTATTATGATATTCTGACCACTCTACCTTGCAAGATTCTACTCCAAGAATTGATCCTGCTATAGTAGTTCTCCAGTAATCCCCTGAAGGATAAGCCATTCTCACGGGCAAATCTTCATCAAATTCTTCCAACTTCCTAATTAATTCTCTTACTGTCATCGTACCCTCCTTACCAACATAGTTGGCTTTGCAGGTTCCTCTTCAATTGGTTCAAATACGGCCCCAAGCTGCTCAGTTATCCAAAGCGGTTCTCTACTATTTTCATATAACCATTTGTTAGTCATAAACGATTTCCCAGCAGAAAAAAGTAAATTAACTATTTTGAGCACTTCGTAATTTCCTTCGGGGAAATTGGCTATTGGTGGCGTAGTAACGCGACCAATTACCTTCAACCCAAAGTATTCTGCTGGTGTCATTTATTCAACATCTCCTTCAATTTCTCTTGAACATATTCCAAATGCCCTCCACTTTCTGCTCCGTGCTCAATTCTACAATTCACTTCTGAGTAAATATCTCTGATAGATTGCCTTATAGACGATATTTGTTTTTCTGCGCTATCTAATACATCCTCCATGATCCCCATAACAGTAGAGGGACTATTGATTAATGCCTGAGCCGTCAATTTAAGAACTTCATCCTTGGCCATATCTACTTTCATTTGTTCATCCTTCTCAGAAGTGGATTTAACCATTCCTTGTAAGGTTTCATTTTGACCTCAAACTTGGGATCGGTGAAATGTATACCATTACAATATTGACGATTACCATCTAAATGAGCACAAACTGTATACGTATCAAGTAGCCTTTTTGACCCAGGAATATCATATCCCTCCACTGATATAGGATACCCACACTTATGGCAAACCTTTACTCCGATGACTCGGTCAACTATGTATTCTTTGCTCATTATATCGCCACCTCCATGATGGCCATGTAGCCGTTCATTTTTGTTGCCCAATATTCCTCCGCTTCCTCTCTGGTGGAAAATAGTTTGGCAGATCCGTCTTTATCACTAACCACAACGGCATCACTTCCGTTCAACTCAAACCAATTGACGATGATAAAGGTTCCTTTCTTAATGGTACTACCAGGATTTTGAAGTTCCTGATGATCTTTCTCACACAGAATGGCAATAATCCCTGATTCTGATTTATATAAATATCCAAAATTATACTTTTCCCCTTCCCCCAATTCTATTTCGCATTGATCACAAAATATTTTCTCTTCTGGATTAAGCTCAAATTTTCCAATTAACATAAATTTGGTGAAATTATCTCCTAATATATGTATCATTCCCCGTCCTCCTTTATTGGGTGATCTCCTTGACATTCTACACAAAGTCCCCATGCCCAATACTTAGGAAATACCTCATTGAATATAGATTTTCCGCAACAACCGCAATGACCCCATCCTTGAAGTTCATTTGGGGAGTAGAAAGGAAGATCGAATTTTTTGATAACAGATCGAACAATGGTAATGAGTAATCCTTTTAATTTGGGGAAATTAATTTGGTCGTGGGAATTTAGAACGTAAGGACGTACAGCAAAGTTTTTTCTCGTCACAGTCTTGCTCTCGGTCATCGCGCCCTCCTTGATGTTTGAAGCGTATTGCTTATCTACCTATCAATTTTGATTTCTCCTCCTTCCTTATTCAACAATTCATACAGTTCTAACTACTGTGATAGCCTTACAATCAGGAATAGTACTTACTTCATCAAATACGACATTCGACCCCAACTCTAAATCCATTATTTTATCCACTTCGCTACTTGAAAAGTCGGACAATCGAATGAGATCAAGTAAAGATAAGTCATCATTTTTATCAACACCATCCGTAATTGTAAATCTTCTCATTTTTCCTCCTTTCTTCAGAAAAGGGTGGCGGGGCCTGGGGTTAGTTATCCAGGTTTCGGGGTGGGCGTGATCTCCACCACAACACCCCGCCACCCTATCTAAATTAGGCGACCTTTGTGAACTTGTCCCCGTCCTTGGTCATGTAACCCATCCCGACCAGGAACTGCACCGCGAACTGAGCCACCGCCTTGGCTTCCTTCGGGTTGTTGGCCTTCTCGCTGGCCTTCTTCGTGGCGTAGAGAGAGTTGGCTCCGTCCACGATCTCCACCATCGTCAGAGGAGCCGTCATCCCCTTGATGAATTCGGTGGTGGCGTCCGCACGGCTGTATCCCGGAGTCAGACCCGCAGCCTTGGCCGCAGCCTTGGCCGCCTTCTCCGCTTCACGAGCCGCCTTGATCTCATCCTTCAACTTCTTCTCCTGAGCCTTCAGTGCCGCGACCTGCGCTTTGATTTCTTCCTTCGTCATGATTTCGCCCTCCTTCGGGGTGGGTTCCTTGGTCCCTTGAACCAAGGTCAGGTTGGATTTCATTGAACGCTCTGCTTTCGCCATACATTCCCTCCGTTCAAACATTTAATTTGTTTTGGGAATGCTCTGTCCCGGATCTAAAGTCATGAATTTGGCTCCGGGGAAATCCCTTTCGTACCAATACATCTTTCCGATAAGACAGATTTCATTTCCCTGAGTATGAATCACCCGATACTTCCTACCTCCTTTCGGCATACCGATGATCCGGTGCGCTCCCTTGATATCCTCTACTTCCTTGGGAAATGCCTTCTTTGTCGTAGTTCCCATTTTTCCTCCTTTCCAGTTAGATGTTCGCTCCTTAACTACTACTACAGGAAAACGATCAACTTCACCTTTTTAATTTTCTCACCTCCCCTCTCCAAGATTGGCTCGTATTACACTTTCATCCTTCTTACTAATCTACCAACGGACTTTCAAACCATACGTGCCGAACCCCATGAAAGGTCCTCGGCTTTGGTAGAATAACCACTAAATCATGATTAGGGGATTCATCTTCCGGCTGGAATTGAATCTTTACGGAGATACTTGTTTGATCTTGTCCGGCTAATGTAGCTGATACGATTTTGGTATAATTCATTTCCACTCCTTTCCCGTTATGCTTTTTATTTCTTCTAAACAAAACCTTTTCTCCTCATTATTTATTGCCCAAGATAATTCTCTGTATACGTGACTTAAAATATCCCAAGCACTTGAATCTTTTTTCAAATTTTGGATAGCCTCTTGAATCTTTTCTTTTATCTCTTGGTTTTGTTTTTCGGTCATTTATTAATTTCCTCACTTTTCATTAAAAATTCACTTTTGCCCCAATTGCCGTGTTATGTACCACAAAATTGATTTCTACTCCGATAGTAACAATTTGCCAGATTCTTCGGTAAGGATTAGGAAGTAATCTTGTTATGATAGTATTACCTATCAAACTCCCCAAAAAGTAAGCATCTACACGATCTTTGCTAGGATGTTCCGATAACATAGGATTCTTTTCATAAAAATCCTTCGGATTGTCTATGGCATTACGAGTTTGTCTCCAATCCAAAATAATAGTAGTAGCCGCAACTCCTTGAAATGCCCAATCTGTCTTGGACATAGGTTCGGCATTTGCCGGTACGGAAATGAAAGTAGCCAATAAAATAGCAGGTATAGTTTTTTTCAGTTTCATTTTATTCCTTTCAGTTTATAGTTGGGAACACTCTAGCCCAATTGATCGTACCAGAAATCCCAAATCTCTCGATAGCCATAGGGTAACTTTCCAAATGTAATTGTAACCGGCCATTCTCTCGCACAAGTACGAATAAGAAGAAATCACAACTTTCGTACCCATGAAAACAAAACCTTCCCCTTCTCCTTGGACCTCGGGAGTGTGTCGATTTATGCCACTCTTTCGTCGCTTTGACCTCTACCTTGGTCCCGTCCCGTAGGATCAAATCAGCCCCGTCCTCGTTTAAAACAGGGGTACTTCCGAAACAGGCTTCGAGGTAGGAATATACCTCTGGGGCCTGTTCGGTCCAATGCTCGTACCTACTTGGTCGATACGAACGATGAGGAGTTTCCATATTTGCCTCCTTTATGATTACCTCCCCACCCCAATGGACTCCGTTTTCATCCACAGGGAGTAACCGGGGATGGTCATCTTGGGCATCGCCATATCGACCAAGGGACGCTTGATCGTAAAAACTTTGCGGATCAATTTGTATCTGACGCTCCCGTTCTCCGGGGTGGGCGTTTCGTCCTCTTTCAGTTCGACCATCTTGACTACCTTCACCATCTTGAACTTTCCCATCTTCTACCTCCTTTTGGGTTAACGTTCGTTGGGACCCATCGCCTCTTGAATTCCCTCGGAGAGTTGGGCTTTCCTCTCCGCGTTGATGGCTTTGTAATCGTATCCCGGATTTTTCGTATCCATGTAGTGAAGCAGCCACAGGAAGGGATTTGTCTCCCATTTCTTCAAAAACTCTCCTACGATTTCCATCCTTTCCAAAGTGCGAATGAATCCCTCCCTTGTATCTACGGAAGTTCCCAAAAATCTAGAATGACCCGTACCTCCCCCATTAATACGAAGGGAATACCTATTTGGTTCTTGCCCTTCATATACTAACCAGTTGAAATACGCCGTGGAACTATTTACTTGGTTTACAAAAGTATCAAATTTCACTAGAATTGATTTCTTTTTGTTCCAGAAGAAATACAAATACTCCTGAACAGGTTCATCCTCGTACCCCCTCCCCATAAATGGGATCGTAAGAACTTTTTCAAACCCATTCATGATTAAAATAGCACTGAACTCTCCGATTTCCATTCCATAGTAGGTATCATTGAATTCTTTGAGAAGTTTTCTTTTATGTTTATTAACATTCAAAGCGATTAACATACCAAGACCGACGGTTTTCTCATCATTATGAGAATCTTTTTTAGAAATTTTCTCCGCCATATCCAGAGGATCGGCAGCAAGCAATTCGTCTAACAAGTCTCTATCGTCCATTCCTTTCTCTCCTCGTTAAATGTTCGCTCCTACAGGATCTTCTCCATTTCCATAATACCGATCAATCCAAGTCGATTTCGGCTTCTGAGGATGACATGTGGTTCCATACACTCTACCTCGGCCATAGTACCGAACAGGGGTACCAACTTCCAGATACGCTTTACATTCCTTACAAAAGGCCGGAAACTTCAACCGGATTTTCACCATTGCTTTCCTCCCCTGTGGATTTGATGAACAGGATAGCATTATGAAATTGCTTCAGAAATCTTTTTGCTTGCTTGGAATTCATCTTTGGGGATCGGACATTGGTAAATATTACAAATCTCCCCTTGGTAAATCGGTTGAGGATGACTTCTTGAGTGCTATTCATTTTACTTTTTTCTCCCTCTTTTCAATTCTGGCAACCTTGGCCAAAAGTTGCTTCACCACTCCAGGCTGCTTGTTAGAACGAGCAATCCTTATCTGATCTCCTAATTCAGTAAGCACCCTTGCATTTTTCTCCCTCAAAGTTTCTTCCATCACCTTACCTCCCTTTTTCTTTTGGTAATTCCGTCTTCCCAGTGATATGATAATAAAGAAGAAAATCAAACGCTTCCCTTTGAAGGTTGAACGTACCAATAATCCGATCCGTTTCCCATACCTGGGGAGCGTTGGGGAAGAGTTGCCTCATCTCCCCCTCCGCTATCACCCAGGGTTTGTGGACACGGGAACCTTCATATTTGATTTTGATCATCCCGTTTCCTCCATCAACGGAGGACACGGTTGGAGCAGATTCTCGATGCATTGGGGGCAAGTCTTGGTATCGTCCCCCAACTCCGCGATGTAACACTTCCGGCATTCCACGCACCGTTTGATTTTCCCTTCTTCCTTGCTCTTGTGGGAAATCTTCTTGTAACCCATCTCCATTCTCCTTTCTTTCTCTTGGGGCCTCTTTACGAGACCAAGTTGTAAGGGAGCGTGAACAACCAACCGCTCTCCTCAACGACTGCGTACCACATTCCGTACCTACGATTCCAAAACTTGAGGATGACGTTAAATTTCGTTTTCATTTGGCTCACCCCCTTACTTTTGGAAAGATTCCAAAATCTTTCTCGCCTCTTCCCCCAAACGGAAATTCTCTTGGATAATTTGAAGACATTTGTCACAAGTCGGACTCTTGGAAAATTGAGGGGTTGAAAATCTCTTACCACAAGTCGCCTTGAACGTCTTTTGATTCTCAACGGCGAATGGGATCACTTCCTTGAAAACTTTAAATGTTTCTGAGAAATGAGTATCCATTCTGATCTCCTTAATCCCGGTCAGCGTATTTTGCTGCCCAACGTGCCCAACCGTCACGGTGTTTCCTCTCTTCCCTTGGGGAACGTTCGCGTATGATTCTGTTCCCCTCTGCCGATACCTCATGGTGGCAGGTCCTACCCTGGGACCCCTCTTGTTTGCGAATCCTACGCAATTCTCCCTTGGTCATTTCCCTTCTCCTTGGTCCTTGTCTTTTTCGATCCGATTCTCCAACGAATGATATTCTTCGTAAACTTTCCAATACAACTCGGTGGTCCACCAATTTCCCTTTTCATCTTGGGGCTGGAAAAGCCCCGCTTTGGAAAGAACGTAGAGAACTTCATTCACATCCTCTAAACCGAACAGAGGCTTTTCCACGCAATCTTGAAATACTTCGGGGATAAAGTCCATTTCTACGTCGCTTTCTTCGTAGGAATCGTGAAAGATAATTCCTATGATCTGATCTACTTTTTTCTTATCCATTTTATTTCACCCCCTTTCATTTATGACGTATCTACCTACCTACCTGCAACCATCGTTCCGGTAGAGGTTCCCTTTTGGAAAAGAAACCCCTCGTCGCAAAGATGGTTATATTTAATCTTCCGTCCATCCCATCTCCCCGGTTCCGGGCCACACCGTTCATTTCTCCTTTCTTTCTTCCTCCAATGGAGTTATTTCCGGTTCCCCATTTTCTTCGGCTTTACTTCCTTCCAAATTGTAAAGATTAGTAACTACCGAATCCAAATTACTTTTCGCCGTAGTCGATCCATTACTACTTAGTCCTAACGATGTATGGCAATGAGAAGGTCCACATCTGGATTGGCGTCGAATCGCGCTTGATACCGATTTGGACGGGGATTTTACGATCTCCGTCCAATAATTCGTTTTCCCCAAACTAGCCGTAAATCCCATCGTCTTTACTACATCCTCTTTTCTTGGTTCGCAATCTCCACAAACTCTAAACTTCCTCCCGATATGTTTGGGATGTTTATCGCTAAATTCGCTTCCACATTCTTTACAAATGATTAACATTTTGGTTCCCTTTTTCCTATCGGGTTAAAGAACCAAGAATAACTTCTCCTAAATAACCATGGTAATCGCCCTCGGAATCTTTTTCCGTTCCGACGAAAAACCATACATCTCCCTCCGGGGAAAAGGAGTAGGATTCATTTTCGTCCCCTTCGTCCTCCTTAAAACCCTTTATTTCGAGAACGATAACGAGATCATTACGACTTTCGGCCCATTCCGGATTTAAGTCCCCGCGAAGAACATTTCGAAGGTTAACGGCGTAGTCCACTGCGATTTCCGCCGAGGAAAAAGTCCCTACCATAAAATTTTTATTACCATTATAAAGATTTACGGAGAAAACGGAATTGAAATGCTTTCGTTCGTTTAGGAAATCTACCAAATCCGTTTCGGAGTTTTCTTTCTTTTCAAAATTAACTTTTACTTTTACTTTTTCCATCTCATTCCCCTCCGTTTTAGTATGAACCAAAAGTTTTTTTTCTCCCCTTAACATTGATAGCAGATTCCGTTCGCGTCCAATTCGGCCTTCCGTTTACATTTGGGGCAAAAAGAGTATTCGATACCTACCTCGCCATTCTCTCGGGAATCCTCCCCGGATTCCAGTTTCTCCTCTAACTCGCGGATTTTCATTTCTAATTCTTCGATTTCCATTTGGAGCGTTTTACTTTTCGGTGGTTCCATTTTCTTTTTCCTCTTTTTTGATTCCACAGCGAAGGATAAAACTTTCGAAATCAGACGAAGGATTTTCTACGGAATAAATCAGTTTTCCGTTCCGGTAAAAACTGAATTTTTCTCCTACTTTCCGGTACGTTTCCATTTCCCTTCCCCTTTATTTTATTTTGTTAGACTCCGTACTTTCTAATATAATTGATATCAAAAACCGTTCCTTTCCCTCCTCGTTCCTCTTCGAAACCATTCTTTCTAAGTTCGGCCCTCGTTGGAAAGGAATAAAAACCGTCGAGGTAATGTAAACAACTTTCTTCGGTAGAAAGACTTTTGGTTAAGGAATAAACCGATTCCCCCACAAAAAACTCGAAAATTACTACGGAATCGGGGTAACTCGTAAAACGATGGACTCCGTTTATCGTCCCGGAATAAATGGAAGCGTTACCGGAAGAAACTAATATTCTACCATAAAAACCGCCTTTCTTTTCTTCCAAAAAGTATCCGGCTCTAATACCTTTCCATTTACTTCGGTCTACTTCTAACTTTTCCAATCTTTCCTTAAGAGTTCTTTTATTCATTTCCTTCTCCCTTTCGTCCTAAAGGACGAAGATTAGAATTACGAACATCCAGAAAGCTCCGGCGATTAAAACCATCGTTCCGATCTCTTTCGCGGTTTCCATTTTCTTCTCCTTTCCCCCCGGAATTTGGTTTAAAGAGAAACCGGGGAAAGTTGGTCGCCCGATCCCGTCCGGGCGGATATATCGGGGATATTATACCCTAAAACCGAAACGTGTATTATATAGTTTATAAGTATCGGATTTATAAGGGGATTTTCTAATCTATATACCCTATAAACTTAGGGTTCCTTTATAACCTATCGAATATAAACGGTTTTTCGTCGCGGCTTTTATCGTTATAAGTACCCGAAATATAAGGGGAAAATATCGAATTATTTCGGCCAGAAACGTTCGTTATAGGGTACCTTGGGCGTTACCTACCTAAAACGTACTTGGTCCAGACCTATCTAAGCGTACTTGGCTGTATACCTATATTTTTTTCGTTTTGGTTGGAAATTTTTCGAAAATTATTAGTAAAGGTTACCGTTTCGTAATCGTTTTATAAGGTAAAATGTTTCGATAGGTAATACGATATTTTATAGAATAAAACGAATAATAGGAAAAATTATCGGCCTAATTTTGTTTATAAGGCATTTTCTTTCTTCGGTAATAGGATATACGGGATATTTATAAGTAGGCGAAAAATAACGATTTCCCCGCGTTCTATTTTAAAAGATCGTCGTTTATAGGTCGATTAAATACGGCGAAAAACCGTTTATTATCGAATAGTTATAGAGAAAAATAAAGTATATAAACGAATAAGGATATAGATTAGATAAAATATCCCTTATAATTCGGGTAGTTATAGGGTATAGATAAACGGAAACGAATATATAGGACGGAACGAATAGCCCTTTATTATTAAGTAGTTATAAAGTAGCCCTAAGACTATCTACCGGATAGAGTATTATTTCCCTTTTATTATCGAATAGTTATAAGCGATTCTAATTCCCCTTTATAATTAAATAGATACGAGGGAAGAAAAACGAAAATATATTTTCTATCCGAAAAGGGAAATTCTATAAATATCCGAATCTATTACCGTTTCGGGAATAGGTATAAACGGGGTACCAGTTTAATATTTCCCTTTCGTTTTTAATTCTTTTCCGGTATCGTATAGGTAGATAAAAAACGTTCCTTTAAATCCGATTATAAAGGCGCCCCCGAATTAGAACCGGACGGAATCCCTTACCGTACCGGAACCGTTAAAAGGGGAATTACCCCGGAAAGGTTAGAAAATGAAAACCGAAAAAAGTAAGGCGGAATTAATCGCCGAATTAAACGATCTCCGTTCCGCTATCGACGCGAAGAAAGCGGAGCGAAAGAGTCTCGCGGAGAAGGAAAAGACTCTCCGCGAATCCGCGAAAAACGCCGGGATCGTACTTTCGGAAACCTTTACCCGTTCCGAATCCGTAGCGGTCGCGGTTTCTTCCCTCTCGAACGGCGAACCGTTCTCCCTCTCGGGAATCGCGGAAAAGGCGAATCGGATATTTATCGAAAGGGGAAAGAAGAATAACGGGAAGGAGTCCGAAACCGTTTCCCGTCTTCTTCTTCCGTTCGCGGTATCGATCGGACTCGTAGAGAAAACCGGAAAGGACTCTTACCGGTTCGTTAGTCCGGTCGCGGGAAGGAAAGTAGCGTAAAGAAAATTCGAGAGTAAGACGAACCCTCCGGACCGAAAATCCGGAGGGTTTTTTTATTTCCGAAAATAAAAGTAAAACTGTTATTAGATTGATCCCGTAATCAAACAAAAAAAGTAGAAAATAAGACAGGCTCAGGAGAATATCCCTGGGCCTTTTTTATTGGCGAGAATCAGGTCAGATCAATAATAATCGAATTGGTATAGGAGAATGGTGGGGGAATGAAAGAGTAATGGGGAAGAGGGTTGGGGGAATAGATTGGGGATGAAAGGTGCCCGCCACTCCCCATATCAAGTAAATTAAAAAATATTGTCAATTCTATCCCACATTTTATAAGCATACGGGATATCCCTATACTGTAAGGTAATTATTACAGATTTCCCGATAACAATCGTCAATCTCATTCCCCAAATATCCTCTCAGATTGATCAGTGTCATATCTAACTGAACGGGATATGGGAGATGGTGAAATAAGTCAACTGAATCAATCCTCGTTATCATATGATATGGATATACTACTGGTATGGGGATAGGGGGGAGAAAATCCCCCAATGGTCGATACCCTTTCCCTCTCCCCACCTTCTGAAATTTCTATTCACTTTGAAATTTTAGTTTTATATTATGATATCATTTCCTATATCTTACCCCATTTACCCCCACCTTCTGAAATTTATCTCCATTTTCAAATTTTAATTTTCCTTTTACCCCACTCTTATAGCCAATTTACCAATATCAAGACGATAATATGATTACTATCGACTAAATTACTTTTCAGATACCATTTTCATAATTTTTTTAACTTCTCCCCTTCTCTGCGGGGGATTTCTATGGTTATGATATGATTTCAAGAAAAGAAGATTGATTCTAATGGCTTATTATCGGGTTCAATTAGAAAGGGCATAGTTTCCCCTATTCCGGTTAACTAAATTGATCCTAGACGGAATCAAACTGTTAGATTCCCCATCAGAATAGAAGATATCTCGGTTGTAGGAGTTCATAGAAAGGTATCATTCCCAAAATTTTAGATATAAGTTAGTTTTGAAATTTTAGATTTAACCCTTTATCCCGTTTTGAAACTTTATTTGAACTCTTCTTCGTTCTGAAATTTTTTAATTTACTTTCTCCCCACGTTTTCTAGATTTAGCCCCTATCAAAGCCTTATTTCCTCGTTGATTTGGTAATTTATTAGTTCTGATTCTCTAGTTTTCTATTATTCTGATCCTAATTTTAATTTTCAGAAGATTCTTATGAAAGTTTATGGCTTGAAACTCTAATTTTACTTTTCAAAGCCATTTTCCTAAACCTTCTCCTTATGTCTTTTCTAATTTTTAAGTTTATCATATGATTTCTAAGAAACCTTTTCATAGGATTTTTAGTTAAAAATGGTCAGAGATTTGTCCTAGAAAATAGGTCGAGTCTTCCCCTTCTTTAAAACTTTGAGACAATCCTAGACAAAAACAAACTGTTAGGTTTTCTCCTCTGACGAAGGAAAGAGAGACTTCTTTTTGGCGGGATTGAAATTTCTATTGATAGGGTTAAATTTGATGGGGGGAATGGGGGTCTATTTTTCAGAAAGTTTTTCAAAAGGGACCATTTTCAATTTTTAGTATAGAAGTTAATTTTTGAAATTTAAATTTGAGGGGAACGAATTCCAACTTAACGGTTTACTGTAGCGTGGAGTAGATATAAGATACCGGGGAATGGAGGGAAAATTATGCTCAATACGAAGGAACGGGAAATTGTTGAGCGTTGCTTGGCTATCTCCATCTGGAATTATCGTTCTGGAAAGTCATTGGTGAAAGGAAATAAGATAGAGGCTGAAGTCTTTCAAGAGAAGATACAAAAAGAATTTCTTGTTTTGAGAAAATTGGTAAAAGATTCTAGTCCTCCCTCCGTATCTGTAGATATTTCTGTTGACCGCGAAAAAGAAATAAATTTAACGAAGATTGGGAAATTTCAATCATTTTTAAATAAGTTGATAGGAAGGAAAGAAGATCGTGTGTCTATTTCATAAATGGATTCGGGTTGAAGATGTAGATCATGAAAGATGTATCGGTCCCACTCGTTCCTTTATAGATTCCTGTTTTAAGGAACCTGGTACTATTTCTGAAGAGTTGAAAATTAAATATCCAATATATGCTGAGAAAGGATATTGCCCTCATTCTATTCAAGTTTGCTCGAAATGTGGAAAAGTGAAAGGATATGGGAGTCATGGAAAACTAACCTTAGTTCCTGATAATTGTAAAGCTCAAGTAGATTCGATGCGACCAAAATAAAGGAAAAATGATATGCCCGAGGAATCAAAGAAACTTTGGTGGGGATCATTAATTTTTTATTGGATCATACTTTTAATTTGTTACCCATTTGATCGAGCTTGGAGATGGATTTGTCGTAAAGTAGCTGGAAAGTAATGGGAGGATGATATGGTAATTCCTGAACTTGCTTATACAGAAATGGACGCTGGAAAACTTGTTCTCGTTTTGGCTAAGGCTGGCCTAACGAATAGTGAGATTGCCGTAGCTATTGGAATGACCCCCAGTAAATTTAGTAAGATGCTTCAAAATTATCCTGATTTTTGGGAGATGTTGAACGATGCTAAGGAAGATCCTAACGGTAAGGTGGAGCAAGCTCTTTTCAAGAGAGCTTTAGGATATCAAGTTAAAGAGATAATTCAGAAAGCTGGAAAACCTGTTCAAGTCACTATTAAGGAGTATGCACCTGACCCCGTAAGTTGTATATTCTGGTTAAAGAATCGTTCTCCGAAGAGATGGCGAGATGTTATTGAGATGAAACATACGTTGGCAGATAGAATGTCTCGCGCCCATGAAGCTGTAGCAGAAAGAAGTCGCGGGATGTTATCTGATGGAGAAGGGATAGGAGCGGAAGAGTAATAATATGAATAATGAAAAAAATTAATAATGACAGATATATCAGTTATCATTCCGTCTCATAATGATTTATATTTGCATAAAACAATTGATTCTCTTTTAGATAATTCAGAATTAAATATTGAAATTATTCTTGTATTAGATGGCTATACTCCTAAAATTTCAATTAAAAATGATCCTCGTATTAAAATTCAAAAACATGAAGTTAATCTTGGTATGAGAGAGGCTATTAATACTGGAGTATTGGTGGCTTCTAGTAAATATATTATGAGAGTAGATGAGCATTGTATGTTTGGGCCTGGTTATGATAGATTACTCATTGAAGAAATAGAAGATAATTGGATTATGGTTCCTAGACGTTATTTTCTTGACCCCGTTAAATGGGAAATTATTGGGAATAAATATATTGATTATGAAAAATTACTTATTATTGAAAAGCCTAACGGTAGACGTAAATTTTCAGCTATGGCTTGGAAAGTTAGAACTAGGGAAAGAAAAGATATTCTTATTGATGAAACTATGGCTATGCAAGGGTCTTGTTGGTTAATGAATAAATCTTGGTGGGAAAAAGTTATAGTACGATTAGATTCAAATGGATACGGAATTCTTTATCAAGATACTACGGAGATGTTGTTTAAAACTTGGAATGCTGGTGGAAAATTAATGTTAAATAAAAAAACTTGGTATGCTCATAAACATAGAGATTTTAATAGAACTCATAATTATCCAGGGGAATTATCAGAGGTTGTTTTTAGATTTGCTTTATCAAAACATATGGAAGATTATTTAAAAGTGAGGGCGAAATGGGGGATCTAGAGATTATGGAAAAAATGAGTGAAAAAAGGAACGTTATGCTTCAAGATATGAGAGATATTTACTATTGGCACGTACATCGTATTAATAGAGGAAAGAATGAACCGACTTGGCGAGGGGTACGGGTGGTTAAATATCCTACTGATTTACTTTTATATTCTGAAGTAATTTTTGCTAACAAGCCTGATTTTATTATAGAAACTGGTACTAGGTTTGGGGGTTCTGCTCTCTTTTTTGCGGATATGTTAGATATAAATGGTAAAGGAAAAGTTATTTCTATAGATATTGATCCTATAGAACGTCTTTCTCATCCTAGAATAACTTACCTTCTTGGTCCAAGTACGGATGTGGGCATTTTAAATACAGTTCAGAAAATGGTAAAAGGTGGAACGGTTATGGTAGTATTAGATTCAGACCATTCCCGTCGTCATGTAAAACGAGAATTATCTCATTATGGAAAAATAGTTACAAAAGGGCAATATATGGTAGCAGAAGATTGTTATACTAAAACTGCTAATAAATATGGACCGGGGGAAGCGGTTGATTGGTACCTTCAAAAAACTAAAAAATTTGTTTTAGAGCCATTAGAAAATAAATTTTTATTTGCTGTTACTAGAGGAGGATGGCTACGGAAAATCTAGACACAACTATTTTATACTTGACCGATAATCAACTTGATCCGTTTATAGCGGATAGTTGTAGAAGACTTTTGCTGGAATCTTCTTGTGGTTTGCCTATTATTTCTGTTTCTCAAAAACCTATTGATTTTGGAGAAAATATTTGTACAGGAGAAATAGGACGATCTGGATTATCTATGGATACTCAAACGTTAGAAGGATTACTTAGAATAAAAACTAAATGGATTGCTTTTGCAGAACATGATTGCATTTATTCGGAAGAGCATTTTAAATGGGTTCCTCCAGATGAAGAAAATTTTTGGTATAATGATAATGTTTGGTTAGCTCAGTATATTAATCCTAATCATCCAGAATGGGATGGAATGTATTCTTATGTCAAAGGTCGTAGAGTTCAATCTCAACTTATATGTAGTACCAAATTACTTTTAAATGCCACCCAAGAAAAAATAGGAATTTTAGGTGACCCTGCTTGGGTGATTAGACATCCTACTAGAGCAATAGGAGAACCAGGGGCAGCAGATTATAATAAAACAATGAGATTAACTAAATATCGTTCTTTGAGATCCGTTCGAGTAAGATTAAAGAGGTATATTACTGAGCATCATGCAAGAGATTTTAAAACAGTAATTCCAAATATTGATATTAGGCATGGGAATAATTTTACTGGGCCAAGAAGGGGAAAAAATAGAAGATTTGAATTAGAACCTTGGGGAAAATTGGAGGACGTTCTCAATGGTAAACGGAAATAAATCATTAAGTATACTCATTCCCTCCCGTAATGAAATGTTCCTTTCTCAAACAATTGAAAATGTATTGGCGAATATCCGTGGAGATACTGAAATTATTGCTATTTTAGATGGTGCTTGGGCTAATCCTGTTATTAAAGATCACCCTCGTGTGACGCTTGTTCATCATTCAGTATCTATCGGTCAACGGGCGGCAACAAATGAAGCGGCCAGAATTAGTAGGGCAAAGTTTGTAATGAAATTAGATGCCCATTGTGCAGTTGATGAAGGATTTGACGTAAAAATGATGGAAGATTGTCAATATGATATGACTATGGTCCCTCGTTTATATAATCTTCATGCTTTTGATTGGAAATGTAAATCTTGTGAGAATAGAACATATCAAGGTCCTACTCCTATCATTTGTGATGTTTGCAATAAATCAGAGGGTTTTGAACGAGTTATGCTTTGGAAACCAAGATTAAATCGTAAAAGTGATTTTATGAGATTTGATAATAATTTAGTTTTTCAGTATTGGAGAGCATTTGGTAAGAGACCAGAGGCTAAAGTAGATATTGCTCCATTAATGTCTTCTTTAGGAGCTTGTTGGATGATGCAACGTAAACGATATTGGGAATTAGATGGGTTAGATGAAGGGCATGGTTCTTGGGGACAAATGGGAACTGAAATAGCTTGTAAATCTTGGTTATCTGGAGGGCAACATGTAGTAAATAAAAAAACTTGGTATGCCCATATGTTTAGGACCCAAGGGGGGGATTTTGGATTTCCTTATAAGATTAGTGGAAATGAACAAGAAAGGGCTAGAAAATATTCCAGAGATATATGGCTTAATAATAAATGGCCGAAAGCGAAATATCCACTTTCTTGGATTATAAATAAGTTTTCTCCGGTTCCAAATTGGGAAATCGCAAATGTCTGAAAGGAGACAAAGATGAAAAGGTTAATGTTAGTTTTTGCAATCTTCTGTTTATTGTTTTCTAGTGGAGTAGAAGCGGCTAATTTTTATTGGAAGGACTCTTTCGCCAGTCTAGATGCCATTGCGGGTAAGGCAGATGGTGATAGGGGGATAGTAATTACGTCTGGTGGGGAAATAAAATTTTATTACAATGTTAGTGGGACCTGGACAGAAATAACTGCATTACCTATGACCGGCACCCTGACCGGCGGCATCATGATCCTCGACAACGTGGTATCTCCAACAGCCGCGCAGGTCTACGGGTCGTGGAACACGATCACCACCGCCGGTACGGTAACGCTCCCCGCAGCCGCTACGGGTATGTCCACCTGCATCGCCACAGAGGGCGCGTTGGAGATCACGCTTGAACTGGACGGCTCCGATACGTTCGTCCTCGCCGGGATAACGATGGACGCAGGAGAAGCCATCATCAACACGACGGCGGCGGCGGCGGGCGACTACATCTGCGTGATCGCAACGTCGGCGGTCAAGTGGAGAGTCGCCGGTAAGCAGGGAACTTGGACGCAGGCCACGCCATGAGGAAGATACTTTTCGCACTCCTGATCCTGTTGATAGCCGCGCCCTCCTTCGCCGGGGGCGGGGCGACGATGATGATGATTGGTGGGACGGCGACTGGGGTATCTTACACATTAGAGCAGGGTGAAACTGGCGCAACGTCTGGTTCGTATGACATAAACGGGGCCTCAAATCATTACGGGAAGGGGGCGCAATTTTTAACAGATGTAGATGGAGTTTCCATCACTAAAGTAACGGTTTGCATATTCAAGAACGGATCTCCCACGGCAAACCTTACCGCATATATTCACGCTAGTGACGGAAGCACCCCTAATTTACCTACTGGTGCGGCTCTTGGTACATCCGATACGGTATCTGCTACGACAATTCCCGCCACAGATCCAGATCAAACAACCGCATCATACACAACTTTCTTGTTTTCCTCCCCGGTGTCCTTGAGTGCTGCTACGAAATACTTTCTGGTCATAATCGCGGATGGTTATAGCACTACAGATTACGCTAAATGGTCATATGAAGGAACCGGGGCCACTGAGGTGATTGATACTTGGACCGGCGCGGTATGGGCCAACACAAGCACAGCAAGCACCCTAAAGTATGAGATATATAAATGAAAAAACTGTCGCTTATAATCGCTCTCTTGTTTCTTCCGTCAATATCTAACGCCATCCTACCGGATTGCGAACGGGCTACGGTTGCTACTGCAATATCGTCCGCCATTGATAACGACACGATAGAGTGTCCGGCGGGTGAAGTGACATGGGCAACATCCGTGACGCTGGATAAATCAATTACGCTAAAGGGGGCAGGTTCCACCAGCACTATTATCAATTCTACCGGCACCGCTATAACCGTCACGGGGGCAAGAGTGTTTACCATTACGGGATTCAAATTCGTTGGAACAGGATCGGGACAGACGACCGGGTTCATCCTTAATCAAACCACGTCAGCAGGCTGGAGAATACATAGTAATTGGTTTTATAACGCAACCGGAAGAAGCATTTATGTTGGAAGCGACACGAACGATGTAGTTAGTGGACTTATCGACAACAACATATTTACGCAATTAGTTGGTGTAACACAACAAGGTGTTAGCGTTACTGGTGCAGCGAGGCATCCTGAGGGGTTTACTGCAAGAGAGCGCAACTTCTTGGCAGATATGGGCACAGATAATGCCGTCTATATAGACAACAATACGTTCAACTTTTACGATAGGTCTGATGGGGCATTAGATACTGGCGGCGTTGCGAGAGTGGTGTTCCGACATAATACCGTAAATGGTACGAATATCGGTACGCACGGCACTGACTCGGGATTTCGGCTTGGCCCTGCCTATTACGAGATTTACAACAACACATTCACCGGGAAGGGCGAGGGAGCGGCTTCTCCGCTTGGCGCTGGTTACTGGATCAGGGGTGGTACGGGTGTCATTTACAATAACACTATTTCCGGGACATTTAATCTTAGCGGTTGTGGTGCGTATTGGTGCTTTGCTACGTATAGGGCGGTTGGAGCAGAATCGTGGAGCGGAGCATGTGACGGAACGGACTGGAAATTAAATTCCCCGAACACGCTATCTGAAACCGGTACGTATTCTTTCTGTTCGGTGACGCGAGACAGGCCGTGTACTGAAGAGGGGAACTGCCCTGGCGGGGAGTCCTGCAACACCTTCTTCGATGAGAACAGCGCGAATGGATACCCCTGTCGTGGTCAGGTCGGAGTGGGACCGAATCAGACCTCCGCGCCCGTCTACATTTGGGGAAACACCTACGACACAATGGGGGTCGGTGCGGGCGGAACAACGTATATAGAGAACGGGCGGGATGTAATTAACGATGGAACCCAGATGCCAGGTTATACCGCCTACGACTACCCGCATCCTCTTACTGGTTCCGTCGATGTGGTCCCCTCCGCCTTCTCCTTCGGCGCGGACGTAACCGGCGCGGAACTGTCCACGCTTACCCCCTCCCCCGACAACGTGACCGTCGCGGGGATCGACGCGGGGCAGACGCCAGCGATCACCGTCAGCGGTACGGGGTGCGAGTACGCGATAGACGGCGCGGCGTTCACCGCCGACGCGGGAACCGTGGGCCTCGATAACGTGGTGGCGCTGCATACAACGTCCTCGGCGTCCCACAACGCAACGATCTCCTGCACCGTGACCATCGGCGGGGTGAGCGATTCGTGGGGAGTGAGGACGGGGGCTGAAAGTGTTCCTATTTTAATATCTCCTTCTTCTGGATCAGGGGGGATTTCTAGACCCACTACCCTTACTTGGGGAGCGGTTATAGGAGCAATATTATATAATCTCCAAGTAGCTACTGATAGGGAGTTTACCAATGTTGTTGTAGATGTTGAAACAGAAAATACTAGTTTTGAGGTAAATACTTTGGCTCCTTCTACCAAATATTATTGGCGAGTAAGGGCAAAGCGTTGAGTTGGGTAGATGATGATGGAAATGTTTGGGCAGATGATGAGGGATATGTTTGGGCAGAATCCCCATCTACATCTCCATCGGCCTCTCCTTCTTCATCTCCGTCAGGATCTCCTTCTGCTAGTCCTTCTTCTAGTGTAAGTTCTTCTCCAAGTTCTAGCCCTTCTGAATCCCCATCTACATCTCCATCGGCTTCTGAGTCTCCAAGTCCATCAGCTTCTCCAAGTGAGAGTCCGTCAACTTCAGCTAGTAGTTCTCCATCAGAATCTCCTTCTGCTAGTGAGTCCTCAAGTCCGTCTGCTAGCGAGAGTGCTAGCCCTAGCACTTCTGAATCTCCGTCACCAAGTGCTTCGGAGAGCGGTTCCCCTTCCACTAGCCCTTCAGAATCTCCCTCAACAAGTCCCAGTGAAAGTATTTCATCTTCTCCCTCTGCATCAGAAAGTGCATCTCCTTCTTCTTCTCCATCTTTAAGTCCTAGTGGCAGTGAATCTGCTTCTCCTTCTATATCTCCTTCTGAATCTCCGTCAGCCAGTTGGGGTCCTTGGACAAGTCCTTGGTCTTTCTCTACTTCAAGTAGTTCTTCCCCATCAGCATCTCCTTCGGAATCGCCTTCAGTTAGTGAATCTTCTTCCCCCTCGGCATCTGAAAGTGGTAGTCCTTCTATCTCTCCTTCGGAATCTCCGTCAATTTCTCCATCTGCCAGCCCTAGTGAAAGTGTATCATCCTCTCCATCAGCGTCTGAATCGTTAAGTCCTTCAGCATCAGAATCGTTGTCCCCTTCTGTTTCTGAAAGCGGTTCTCCTTCTGCTAGTGAATCTCCAAGTCCTTCGGCTTCTGAGTCTTTTTCTCCTAGTGCATCTGAATCCTTAAGTCCTTCGGAATCTCCTAGTGAATCTCCTAGTGAAAGCCCTAGTGCCTCAGAATCTCAATCTATTTCAGCAAGTCCTTCCGGATCAGAAAGTCCTTCTCCTTCTGCTTCAGAATCTGCTTCGGTGTCTGCTTCTCCATCTATATCCCCTTCTGGATCTCCATCTTTGGGATCTAGTGAAAGCGCGTCCCCTAGTGCCAGTGAAAGTCCTTCCCCTTCGGCAAGTGAATCTTCCAGTGTATCTAGTTCTCCCAGTTTATCTCCGTCAGAATCTCCTAGTGAATCTCCGTCTGCTAGTTCATCAATATCAGAATCTGCTAGTCCTTCGGCTTCAGAATCTCTCTCACAGTCTGCTTCTCCGTCTGAATCTATTTCAGCTTCTCCTTCTATTTCTGAATCACAGTCTCCTTCTGCTTCTCAATCTGCAAGTGAATCTCTTTCTCCTTCAGAATCACCTTCTGCATCAGAGTCTCTGTCTCCGTCAGCTAGTGAAAGTGTTTCACCTTCTGCTTCCCCATCTATTTCAGAATCATCTTCCCCTTCCGTTTCGGAATCTGCCTCTATTTCATCCTCCCCGTCTATATCAGAAAGTGCTTCTCCTAGTGTTTCTCCTAGTGGTAGTGAGTCTGCTAGTCCTTCTGCTTCTCCTTCAATATCTCCGTCATCTTCTCCAAGTGCAGAGATTCCAGCATCTCATGAATACATAGCAAAACGTAGGAAACGAGCATACATAGCTAGACCCCGAAGGTGAGGAAAAATTATGGGAATCCAAATGGCAGATGGTTCGAAACAACCGGGGGAAGTCCTTCGTTATTCTATGGAATTTACTCCGGGTAAAGCGATTGCAACGGGGGATTCTCTTACGGGAACTCCTACAGTAACGATCACACGTCAATCAGATGGAGTAAATGTAACAAATGATTCTGTAGGACCCCCCGTTATTTCAGGAATGTTATATTCTGCTGCAACTAGATCAGGAAATATTGTATATGCTTGGATTGAAGGGGGAACTAGTGGGGATGTTTATAAAATTACTTTTAAATGTAATACGACATATGGGGAGCAAAATGTAGAGGAAGACCTTTTGCTTCCAGTCATCAATACGTAGGAGATATCATGAACAAACCGGAATATATTGTAATTCATAATAGTGCTACAAAAGATGGCCAAACGGCGGATTGGAAAGCCATCTCTCGTTTTCATACTTCCTTTCGAAAGGGAGGAGATATAATATCCCCAGAGAAAGCAGCTGAACTTAGGGCATCAGGAGATAAAACTGTAGAAAGTCCTTGGCCTTATATAGGTTATAATTTTGGGATTGAGGAGGTAGAGGGGGAGATTAAATTAATGACTGGGCATGCTATTGGTTTTCAAGGATACCATTGTAAGAATGCTAATATGAATTTCAGATCAATAGGTATTTGCGTAGTAGGAAATTATGACATAGAAATTTTGCCACTTCGTAAATTATATTTTCTTCGTGATCTTTGCTATGCTTTAATGGTTAATTATGAAATTAAATCTGTTAATATTATAGGTCATCGAGATGCAGGATTAATGGATGGGTTTGATTGGGAAAAAGATCAATTTAAAACTTGTCCAGGAAAATTATTTCCGTTGATAGCATTGAAGGATATGCTAAATGGAAAAGTTTTTAATGAGTAATTTAGGGTGATAGAAAGGAAAATAAAAAAATGAAAAGTTTTAGAATGTTGGGAACCATTATAGGGATATTAGTTACTATTCTTGGTGGGGCTTGGGCAGTAGAGTGTCATTATGCAAAACAATATGATGTATCAGAATTGGGGAAGGCATTTCAGCAACATCAAATTGAACAACAAATAGATGTTACCACGGATCGTTTATATCAAACGGAAGATAGGTTAAAGCAAAAGCCGAATAATACTGAATTAATGGAGCGTAAAAGGGAGTTGGAAGATAGGAAGCAGAGGTTAGAAAAGAAACTTTTAAAGTTTGATAAGGAGGGATGATATGGCTCCAGAGGCAAATGGTGGATGGTTGGGGAAATTTATTCGAATTTTTGATCAATATCTTGGAGCATGGGTAGGAATATTTTTAGCGTCTACTATTCTTATGGGATGGATTGAAAAGATGTTTGTATTAATTCGTTGGAATCCTGAAAAGGAGATGTATGTTAATCAACCTATGTTTCCTACTCCAGAATGGTGGACTAGTCCAGTAGGAATAGTCTCTGTTTTGGTGGCTTCTTGTCTTGCTAAACTCGGTCATGGTTATTGGGTTAATTCTAAATTCAATAGTGAGCAAGGAAAACCTCCGGTAGCTTCTGATGCTACTAAACCAACTGGAGTATAGGAGATAGCAGTGATTCACGAATTTTTACAAAAATTAGCAAATAAGACGGCTCCTAAAGTAAGGGAATTGGAACAAAAAGCAGAGGATGTTATTGTTTCAAGTGTTCAAAGGAAAGTTCCAGGACTTTCTCCAAAAATCATCATATTTTTAACTACGTTAGTTTTGATTTTTATTGCCCTAGGGGGGTATGCTATATATTGGAAATATCTTCGTTCAGATAAACCAAATTCAAATATGGAGCAAGTAATTACTCAAGGAGGAGGAACCGTTCAGACTGGCTCCCAAGTTCCAGCTGTAGCAAAGGCTAGTAAGAAGGGTAAAGCTAAAACTAAGACAGAAACAAGGCCCGTAGAATACATCCCAGACGATGAATTGCCCCCGGAAGAAGTAGCAAAAATTCCTAACGTTCCCCCAATCGTTGGAGTAGATAATGTTCCAAGGAAAATTCAATTGGGGGACACCCAAGTAGTCCCTCCGTCTAGGGGAGAGGTTTATACTAGGGCTTACATTTTGCCAGATGGAAAAATTAAGATTTATCAAGACCCTCAAAAGGAAAAATTTTGGGGACTTCCTTGGAAAGATAGTAATTGGAAACGTATTGAACTTGAAGGACGGTTAGGATTATTTGGGAATACTCAAGCAAAAGGTACGGCTAGATGGCTTCCTCTCAGAACAGGGGATATTCAATATGGTCCCGAAATATCTGTAGGAACTGAGTTAGGTGGTATAGTTCGTGCAGAAGGAATGTTAATGTTTCGTTTGGAACCTTTCAGAAAATCATATAGATGAGGATATAATGGGAGATTTGATTTTAATTCGTGGCAAGGGCGGCAGAGGAAAAGACGGAGGGGGAGAGAAGCCCCCTTCAAATCCTACTCCTATGCGTCCTCGTAAACCTATTATTCGTAGTAGTGATATAAAACCATTTATAGAAGATCCTTCAATAGACCCTAATTTAATTAATTTAATTGATTTGCCCCTACCATTACCAATTCTTCGTAAAGAAATTCAGAGACAAGAAGCTCAAAATCCTGTGGAAAAAGAAATAGATTTGATGAAGAGATATAAAGAAAAACCTCTTCTATTTTGGAGAGATGAATTAGGTATCCCGATTGAAGGATGGAGGGATGATAAGCCTCCTAAAGAATGGAAACCTGGAGATCCTGTTCCTCTTTGGAGTAAACAAAGAGAGATCATAAAAGCATTAGTAGAGCATAGAAAAGTAGCTGTCAAGTCTGGACACGGATTGGGAAAAACGCATCTTGCTGCAGGAATTACTCTTTATTTAGCTTATGTATGGCATGCAACAGGGATGACTACTGCCCCCTGTTTTGATAAAGAAACAGAAATTTTGACCGATGGTGGATGGAAGTTTTTAAAAGATTTGACGGGGGAAGAAAAAGTATCCCAATACGATCCCATCACAGAGGAGATGACTTTTGTAAAACCTTTGGAATATTATAAGGTTCCGTACAAGGGAAAACTTTTGGGAATAAAGAATCAATTGGTAGATGCTTTGATGACCCCAGATCATAGATGTTGGGTTAAGATGAAAGAGACTCGTTGGGGGGATAAAGAGTTTGGAATTAAGTATGCAAAAGATATTTATAAGAATGGTAGTTGGAGAGTTCAAAAATCTGTTAAATGGAAAGGGCAAGAATCTATATTTAGTAAAGATTGGATGGAATTTTTGGGATTTTGGTTTGCTGAGGGTAATTGTGGTTATCATCCAGAAAGAGGTTCTTATAACGTAGGGGTTACTCAAGCTAAGCCGCAAAATATATCTTATGTGGATGATTTGTTTAGAAGAATAGGGCTTCAAGATAAAGTTAAGAAAAAGAAACGTAAAAAAGATGATTGTTACGATTGGAATATTTATTCAAAGGAATTAGCTGCTCAATTTAAGCCTTTTGGTAAATCAAAAGTCAGGTCCATCCCGCGTTGGATTTTGGAATTAGATAAAGAATATTTGGAAGCTTTTATGCAAGGGTTTTGGATGGGAGATGGCACTTCGGAAAAATATTCCGAAGAGACTAAAAAGGGGGGTTGGTGGGCTTTAGCTACTTCTTCTAATCAGTTGGCCGATGATTTATTAGAAATTTGTGTGAAATTGGGTTGGGTAGCTAATAAGGCTGAATATAAATATAAAGGGGAAGCAGAAAGATTTGGGAGTGCCTACACCGTAAGTGTTTGGAAGAGGGGACACCAAGCTCAAGTCACTAGATATGATTGGTATGAGGTAGATTATGATGATTTTGTTTATTGTGTTAAAGTCCCTACCCAGTTGATATTGGTACGAAGAAAGGGAAAATATCATATAAGTGGAAATTCCTTCAGGCAAGTCAGACGCGCTTTATGGGGAGAGATTCACTATCAACATGTTCGTGCTCGTACCCCATTAGGCGGTAAAATGAATCAGGTTAGTTTAGATTTGGGACCTAAATGGTTTGTTGAGGGATTTGCCACTGATAAGCCGATGGATAATATTACTGGTATTCATGAAGAAAATATTTTTGTAATAGTGGATGAAGCTGGCGGAGTTGCTCATAATGTATTTGAATCGTTAGATGCTCTTTTGACATCGGAAAGTACGTTTGTACTTTATATAGGAAACCCTACTGATCCTACTAGTCCTTTTGCAGATGCTTTTAAACCAGGATCTGGTTTTAAAACTTTTACTCTTAGTTGTTATGATTGCCCCAATGTTCGTCATGATAGAATAATTTATCCTAAACTTACTATTAAAAAATGGGTAGATGAAAAGGCCAAGAAATGGGGGGTAGATTCAAATTTATTTAGAATTAGAGTTCTTGGAGAATTTCCGGAAGAGAGTAAAGACACTCTTATTCCAATTAGATATATTGAGAAAGCACTTGAAAAAGGTAGGGATGGTATTTTATTGCCAGATCATATTTATGCTTTTGGATTAGACGTAGCTCGTCAAGGATCTGATAGTACCACTTATGGAATACGATATAAATCAGGATTATTTAGAATTCATGAAGCTACTCAAAAGAAAAGAGAAACAGAAACAGCGGGGAAAATGATTTCTACTTATGATGAATTTATTCCGGAGTTTAAGTATAGGAATCTTAATGATTTAGAAAAAAAATTAAATAAAAATAAAAATGAAGATAAAGAAGAGATTGTTTTTCCTCCAATCAATGTAGATGATATTGGGGTTGGGGGAGGAGTTGTAGATATATTATTGGAGGAAGAGTATCCCACCAATGGAGTAAATGTTGCAGAACCTCCAGATTCTTCTGATCCTGACGATGCGAAAACTTTTCTTAATAAACGTGCTCAATACTATTGGAATTTAAAAAAGCTATTTGAAGCAGGACTAGTTGCTATAGACGATGATGAATTAGCTCATGAATTGTCTAAAATGAAGGTAGAGTTTCTTCGTAGCGGAAAGATTAAAATAGTGGATAAAGAAACGATTAAAAAGGATTTGGGGGGCCGTAGTCCAGATAAGGCTGAGTGTATGATGTTGGCTTTCTCTATGGACTATGCAGATGTAGAAAGAGAATTAGTGCGATTTCTTTAACGGAGGTATAGATAATGTTTAATGAATTATTGGCAGAATCGGTAGCTAAAGCAACTTTTTGGGTTTTGATAATTTTTGCAGTAGGAATCACCGTTAGATTTTTAATAAGAGATTACGTAAATTTTATTTTGGAGGATGTGGAGAAGAAATCTTCCTCAGAAGAAGATTAATTATGACTATTCAAAAAAGGGATTATGCGAGGAAAAATGATATTGGTCCTGAAGGACAAATTCTTTTCTCACCGGGAGATAAAATGGGTAGAGAGGAATCCGCTACTTTGAATATTAAAGATTGGGTAAGTGATTTAGATGAGAAAGTAGATAAATTAATATCAGATGGTTGTAGTCATAGGGGAAATGATCTAGCTAAATTGGCTAGAATTGAAATAGTAGCAGAAGGATTTAGATCAGAAGCTGGAGAAATAAAAAATTCAGTATTTCAATTGGCTTTATCATTTGAATCTCATAAAACAGATGTGGTAAGAGCAAATGGATTATCAGATGGTAAGATATCTGAATTAAAAATTGGGGTAGATAATAAAATAAATAATTTAAAAATTGGAGTTTTGATACAATGCCTTCTTTTAGCGGGTTGTTTAATTCTTTTTGTGGTTAAGGAATTCGTACTGCCGGCAATCAAAAATCCATCGTCAATTTCTTCTGTTCAAGAAAGAAATGTTCCTAATGAAGATGGGAATAGAAGGTGGGATGGTAGAAAGTAATCGAGATTTTGTTTGATAAGAATTATTATAGGTCTCAAGTGTTTTATAAATGGGAGAAATAAATGGCGACTAGGCTTGAACTCCTCCGTAAGAGTCCAATTACCAAAAATGCTATCGACGCTGTTTTCCTTAGAAATAAACAATTGTTAGGAGTAAATGAAGATGAAGTAATGCGAGAGCCGTATAGAAAATCAGATTTGGTTTATATTTGTATTTCTACTACGGCTAAAGCTATTTCTCAAGTTCCGTTGGTAGTCGTTAGAAATTTTGGGAGTAAAGGGGAATACAAACCCCTCCCTGATTCAGATCCTTGGTCTCAGTTGTTTTCCCGTCCTAATTATATTACTGATAGATATTCCTTTGTAGAGTCTGTGATTACCCATTTATTGCATGATGGGGAAGTTTTCATTATTCCTTATCCTCCGGGGTTGAATCCTCCTGGATCTCTTTGGGTGGTAAGGAATAAATTTATCCGTCCGATGAAAGATCCTAAAACCAATCTTTTGTTAGGGTGGCTTTATAATCAATCTGGTCAGTTTACTGATGGAGGAGTAATTCCAGCGGCAGAAGGTATTCCTTTACACGTAGATGAAGTTGCTAGGATTTATTTATTTAATCCCTATGATCCTTTGAAGGGAATGTCCCCATTAGAAGCTGGGAAGATGAGCATAGTAGTTGATTACAAAGCCTCTTTTTATACTTCAGTATTCTTTGATGAGGGGGCTTCTCCGGGGGGTGTTATTTCTACTGAACAGAAATTAGGCGATAAACAATTTAGTCGTACTAGAGAGCAATTTGAAGCTCGTCATCAGGGATTTAAGAAAGCTCATAGAATAGCAGTTTTGGAACAAGGTTTAAAGTATACTCAAACTGGTTTGACTCAAAAAGATATGGAATTTGGAGAGTTAAGAAAACTTACTGCGGAAAGAATTTACCAAATTTTTGGAATGAAAAAAGCAGTAGTTTCGGTTATGGAAGATATCAACTATGCTTGTATACCGGCTACAGAGAGAGTGTATACTGTGGATAAGGGGGGAATTTCTATAGCAGACGTAGAATCAGGGGACTATGTTTGGTCCTTGGGAGAAAATGGACCTGAGAAAAGCAAGGTGGTGGCTTCTTGGTATCAAGGAAAGAAAAAGATATATCAGTTGAATACTAGGAATTATAAACTTAGGGCTAGCTACGATCACCCCGTATTAGTTTTGCAAAAAAAGGTGGATGGATTTTTTAAACTTCCAAAACATAAATATGAGGGGGAATTGATTTGGAAGCCCATGGCGGAATTGAAGAGGGGTGATTTTGTAGTAGTATCAAAAGGACTTTCTATCGGTGAAGGGGAAGAAGTTGATTTAGAATTTTGTAAATTTTCTGGGGCTTTTACTGGAGATGGTAGTATTTCTCAGGGTCCTGGGGCTAAATTAGGTTTTGTGAGTTTGGCTATCCCTGAGGAGAAAAAAGAGTTAAGAGATGTTTATTCTGACTTAATGACTAATTTGTCTCAGTATAAAAAGAATTTAAAAACTAGATGGGGACATAGCATTCGAAAAGGGGATTCTGTAATCATAAATAAGGAAAGATTTGGGATATCTTGCTATGGAACCTTAGTGGATCGTTTGTTTCAATTGGATATGGTAAAGGATAGTCATAATAAGAGAATACCCCAATTCGTTTGGGATTCTGGTAAAGAGGGGGCTTTAGAATTTATTAAAGGATATATGGATACTGATGGAAGTATATATAAAAGTGGACAATGTGATATAGGTTCTTGTAATGAAGAATTAATGAAAGATACGGCTTGTTTGTTAGATTATTTGGGTATTCTTCATGGCCCTGTTAATAGGATAGAACGTGATACTAATTTTGGTCATCAGATTATTTTTTCTATATCTATAGGAAACCCCACTGAAATTGGATCTGATGATCCCTCTGATATAACAAGAATAGCTAAATTAAAGAGTAATAAATATAAAACCAAGTTAGAATATGCTTCTGATTTAGGCATAGCTACTAAGGCTCTTCCCAATGGATTTACGGTAGCAAAAGCAACCTCCGTTGAGGAATTTGGTGAAGAGGATGTGTATGATTTAGAAGTTGAAGGAAGACATAATTTTATTTGTAATAATATTGTAGTTCATAATACCAGCCGCGAGGAAATCAAGTTATGGTGGGAAGGCACCAACATTCCGTTAATGTCATTAGTTACATCAGCTTTAAACTTTATTTTCTTTCGTCAAGGTTCTGATCTTAAATTAATATTTGATGTTACCACTGTAACGGCTTTAAAAGAAGCGTTGAAGGAAAAAATAGAAACTGGCTATAAAATGTGGCAAATGGGGTTCACTGCAAATGAGATCAATCAGCGACTTGATATGGGATTTAATAGCAAACCTTGGCGGGATGTCGCTTTTGTCCCTGTTAATTTGCAGCCGGTGGATCGTGCCCTCAATCCGCCAAAGCCAACAGTGCCAGCGTTGCCCCCTGCGCCTCCTGCCGAACCTCCTCCCAAACCTCCGAAGGCGTTGGGGGAAGGAGAGAGGATAAAGGAATCTGGTAATGATGCTAAGAATGAACAGAGTTGGAATAATCTTATTGAAAAAACAAAAGGATTAGAGGAAAAATTTGAAAAGAAAGTAACCAGAGTTTTTGCAGATATGAGGAAAAGATCTTTAAGTAATTTGTACAAAAATATTAAAGCTCCCAAAGATCTAGATGATGAGAATTTCCCAGAGGATTCTAGGAATATTTCTAGGTTCACTGACCCTATTTATGAAGAGGCTTTAATAGTGGGATTTACTACACTTTTAGATGATATAGGAAGTTCTATGATTTTTAATCTTTCTGATCCAGAAGCTTTAGCATTTCTATCTATGAAAAATATAGAGATTAAGGGAATTATTCAAACTATTAAAGATCAAATTCGAGTAGAATTAATGGAGGCGTATGAAAAAGGGGAAACCATAGACCAAATAGCGGATCGTATCAGGAGTGTCTTTAATGCTTCTGTTAGTAGGGCTAAAACAATTGCTCGTACTGAAATTATAGGAACGGCTAATGCTGGTAGGAATTTGGCGATAGGTAGATCTGGTTTCAAGGAAAAGGAGTGGTTTACGGCTATGGACGAAAAAGTAAGATTACAACATCGTTTACAACATGGTAAAACAGTTAAAGTAGGAAATCCTTGGGTTATGGCAGATGGTAGTTCTCTTAGGTATCCTGGAGATCCTCAAGGTCCTGCACATCAGGTGATTTCATGCAGATGTGTAGAAATAATCGTGCCGGATAGTCATTACTTGATTAATGAGTAGGAAATTAAACAGTTTCATAATAGTTAAAGAAGGAGGATAATATGGCTACTCAGTTGAAAGGTCAGGATGGAGTTCCGGTAAAATATCAAGGGAAGGAAATTTTTAGTTCTGATTATTCTGGAGTGGTTAAATCCGTTGATATGACAAAAAGAACGTTGTCTATGAAAGGAACGGATGAGACTAAAGATAGAGATGGAGATATCATACGTTTGTCAGGTTGGGATTTAGATAATTACAAGAAAAATCCTGTTTTCCTTTGGGCTCATAATTATGGGTCCGTTCCCCTCGCTAGAGCTTTGAGAGTTACTAGAAAGAAAGATCCTGCTTGCATGGAATTTTTACTTCAATTTCCTACCAAGGGTCTTTATCCTTTCGCAGATATGATTTTAGATTTATATAACGAAAAAATAATTAATGCTTCTTCCGTAGGATTTATTCCGATGAAGTGGAATCCTATTGAAGACGATAACAAAGATGGAAATAACAGGAATCCTTACGGAAGGGAATACGTTCGTCATGAACTTTTGGAGCTTTCTGGGTGTGCCGTTCCGTCAAATCCTAGCGCAGTTCAGAATGCTTTAAAGGGAAAGAATTTTGGATTTAAAGACGATGACCTTTTGAAATATATGACTGGAGCTACTCTTATCCCTCGTCCAGATAAAGAAGATGATGTGGTGGGGGAACTGGATAAATCAGAAACAGAGATTGTGGATGAGACAGTTATTCAAGTACAGGTTCCTGTAGAATTAGATTCTAAGGAGAGTGAAGTAGAGGATTCTGAAAAGATAAAAGGGGAGGAAATCAAACCTCCTAAATCAGAAGAAGAAAATATAGACGTTCCTACTGAAATTAAGGATACTATCAATAGTTCGGAAGTTGTCGAATCTATTGAGGTGGAAGAAAAAGTGACGATGGAAGAGATGAACAAGCGGTTAAAGAAGTGCGAAATGGATATAAAGAATCTTATGATGAGGATGGATGAGATGGATGGGAAACTGGTTAATACAGAATCCCTTACTTCTATCTCAAATGAAATGAAGGGTATCCAGGACTCTTTGGCGAAAGCCCTTGAAGAGATCCCGAGGACTCCCAATAATGGGGGAAGTTCTTCCCTGATTTTGCGAGAGGCTTTTGAACAAGGCAAGAGGGAGGGGGTAAATCCTCCCAAGGAGAAATTCAACAAGGAATCATTAACTGCTTTGAAGAGTGCTTTACTTGAAGTAGCAAAGGCAATGAAAACCATTAACCTTTAACAAGGAGGAAAGTCATGAGTAAGAAGTATATCAAGTCGGACAAGGGAGTTTTGATCCTCGCCACTCCGGAGCAGATCGCAGATGAGAGTGTCGAGAAATTTGAAGTGGAAGATCGTACCAACGTGAACCCCCCTGATCCCATTGCAGAGTTGGCAGGGATCGTTAGGGAGATGGCTACCAGTCTTAATACGATCAAGGAGAAGGCCGATCAGCAAGGAGATGCGTTGGAGGCTTATAAGAAGGCAGTGGAACGGGGAATTCTCCCCCCGAATCCGCATGAAGGTCCTTCGGCATCCTCGGCTTCCCCGGAACTGAAGGATATCATGGGGCATTACGAACTTGCCTTCCAGGGCAAGGAACTTATGTCCAAAACGGTCCATCCGAATCATACCATCGATGATAAGACTCGGGTGGAAATGGCGAAATTCTTCGCTCTCTTCCTTCGCCATACGTTGTTTCAGGACTGGCGTGCCAAGGACCAGTTTTGGAAGATCTTTGGTCCCCAAATCAAGACGGCCATCGGAGATTCCGGGAACGCTTTCCCTCTCCCGGATATCGTGGATTCGGAAATCCTTGCCTTCGCCCGCGAGGTTTCTGTAGTCCTTCAGTACGCCCGGATTTGGCCTATGTCTTCTGACAAGCAGTCCTTCCCGTCTGAGACTGCGGCTGCTTCGGTTGTCTGGGGAAATACCACCAGTCAGTCGGAGCCGGGAGTCACGGAAGTCGAACTGGAAGCTAACGAGCTTTCAGCGTACAGTGTTGTGAAGAATGCCACCCTGATGGACGCCCGTTCTGATATCGTTTCTTGGTTGACGGCGGCTCTCGCGGAAGCGGCGGGGCAGGAGTTGGATAATCAGGCGTTCAATGGTTCCGGCTCTCCGTTTTTCGGAATCCTTGATGCTACGGGGGCTGGTTATTCAGTTGCCCTTGGTGGATCTTCGTTCTCCGATATGACCTTTACTGATCTGTCGGAGATGATCGGTAAGCTGGACGGTCTGCGGAAGCAGGGTGCTCGGTTCTGGATGCA